ATTTTTCTTCCATAATTTTATTTTCTTAAAAAATCGTCTAATTTTTTCATTAAGTCAACCGACTTTTCGGCATACTCATTATTTTGTTTAGATTTTCTTTCCTCCTCTAAATTTTCTTCATACTTGCTTCGTTCATCAGGATTAGTGAACAAATACGCGCCTGGAGTAGATGGAGATGATACCAAATCAAAACATATTAATTCAAAGTCATCTTGTACTTCATTTCTTTCACCAACTTTTTTTAATGACCCAACACCTCTTGAAGAAATACCTAAAGTTACTCCTTGTCTCATTAGGTTGGCTGCTTGGTCTCCCTTAGTCGAAACAATGCCTCTTTCGTGAAACCCCGGAGATGTCAATAATTTGAGTTTTCCCATGAGTATATTTTTATCCCACCATATATCAGTAATGATGTGAGATACTCTGTCTAAGTCTATTAATGATGATTCAGGGTGATTTAATTCAGATGTTGATAACCCCTTAGAAATAGATTGTTTATATCTATCCGCCTCTCTTTTTAGAATCCTCTCAGGATAAGTTCTACCATTTCTATTTGGTGTGTCATACTTTTGAAGCACCGCATAAAATTCAAATGGATTTCTATAATCTAAATTGGATGCCTCTTTTATAATGTCAATATTTTGAGCATCTTTAGGAGAAACCCAACCAGCATCCATTTCAATCAAAATACCGTGACCAAGCTCGCTCGCTTCTAAAATTCTTAAATTTTTCATCTAATCTTTTAAGATAAATATACGGATTCAGATAGTTTGCTAAATTTCGTCTTTTTTGGAAATCGAAAATTCAAAGTATTTGTTTTGAACCACGTTATTTTTGTAGATTGATTTGACAATATTTTTTATGGATTCTTTTATTTCATCAGATTTGAAATCCATCTCTCGGAGAGTGTATAGATTAATTTCCAAATTGAAAAATGATTTTTTACCTTTAGATATTCCACTTGTTCTCAGGTCCAAATCAACAATATTTTTTTCTTGAAAAATTTTTGAATCAATTGATTCAAAAACTGAATTTTTTATTTCTCTCCCTAAACCAGATACAACTCGGTGCCAATTATCTAATTCATCTTTTGGTGTGACCCATGATTGAATATTTATATAAACCGATTTTAAGTTTTTGGAATCTACTGTCCCATATTGAGATTTAATAGGATTGAATAGGTTAAGTTTAACACTTTTTCCTTTTTTCATTAATAATGATATTACGTATGTTTATTTTTATTAATGAAAAAATATACAATATATACATAAATGTCAAAATTTTTTTATACTTAAAGATATTTCTAATATATGATAATAATTAAAATTAATCAGGGTAATAATATTGAGAAAGCCCTCAAAACCCTAAAGTCAAAAGTAATCAAAACAAAGCAAAATCAGATTTTATTCGAGAAAAGAGAATACACAAAAAAATCTGTACTTAGAAGAGCACAGATTCTAAAGGCAAAACATATTCAAAGTCTTAAGGACCAATCAAATTGATTCTTCCAAATTTTTTAATTTTAAGAAATTCAATTGGTCAAATTTTTCAGACTTAACTTTATCAATCGTTTCTGAAATTTTTATTTTAATATCTTGTGAATCTTCACTATTTTGAAGTGCCGTCAACTTGGATATAGCACTTTCCTTGATTGTCTCGAATTTTGTTTCTAAAGTTTTGGTATCTTCAGACACTATTTGAAAAAATTCTTTTTTAGAGTTCTCATCTAAATTAAGTATGTAATTATTTACTGTTTGATTCGCAACAGCCACCATAGAACTTATTGGAATATTGATACTTTCTTTTATAGATTCTTTTGATGATGTAACCACTTTCAAAATATTTTTTTTGGCATTAATTCTTTCAAGTAAATTTACTCCTTGGCTATAAATCAACGTATCAATTTCAGAATATTTATTCTCAATTTTCTCAGAAAGAGTGGTCGGAAGTTTAATATTCGGTAATATTTTGTTTAGTAAAGAAATCCCTTCTTCAATAAAATCTTTCGCGTCTTGTTCATCTAACCCTTGAGGTGAACTCAGTTGACTATAAATATCGTATGCCTTAGACATAGCTTTATTACTCAAAACGTTGTGTTTGAATTCTCGTAAAGTCTTCTTGAATTCCATTTCATTTTTGTAGGATTCCAAGAGATTTTTTTCAATTAGGGATTTTATTATTCCGAAGGTCATTGTGTCTTTTTCAAATAAATATTATGAATTTAATAACTTATCTAAGTGTTTTGAAATTTCTACTAAAGAATCTTGTCCCTGACCCAAATTTATCATTTGAGACCCTTCGATTAAATTATTTTCCACTAAAATATTTAGATCTCTTTTCTTAGATTCTGGTGTTATTTCAGCGGGAGGAGCTTCTCCAGCTGGAGGTAACTCAGGTTCTCCTGCTGGTATCTCACCAGCACCTCCTCCTCCAAATGATGGTGGAGGTCCTAATTCCTCTCCTCCGTCCATTGTCGTAGAAGCACCTGCCGTTGGTGTTGCCCCTGTTTGGCTACCATATAATTTGTCAATATTATCAAATAATCCAGTTTTTGTTATAACAGTTGGAGTAGCCTTTAATTCTTCTCCAACGGCTCTTTCGATTCTTTGTTGTTGTAAATCCAAACGAACTTCATCATCTGACCATCCAAAAATATGCTTCTTCGCCCATGTGGATGAAGTTGCCTGTATTCCATTACCTGGATCTGAAACCAAGTCTTTATACAATAATACTTTCTCTTTCCAAACATCAATTTTAAGTAAATCCGCTTGAGTAGATGGATTCGTTAGTCCAATTGTAAAATTTGAAAGTTCGTCTTCAAATCCTAATAAAAATAAGTGTACAATTGCAATTTTATTTAATTCGGCAATCATACTCTTTTGTATTCTGTTAATTGTACGGGCAAATCGGATATCTTGTAATGCCAAATTTTTACCATCACCAACAACTTCTTCAAATCCTAAAAACGCTTTAGGTACACGAAGTGCGGTTAATAGTTTCTTTTGAATATATTCAATATCGGCAATTTCTGATAGGTTAGTCGCACCTGGTAATGTTGTAATTGGATCTGGTGCCGCAGGGTCACGAACTGGGATAAAATAATCTTGGTCAACCGCCATTTGATTGAATCTCATATCAACATTACCGGTTTTACTATCAACTATTTGTTCTCTTTTGAACTTGTTGGCAACACGTTGTACATAAGCTTCAACATCGTCATCATTCATATTTCCAACGAATACCTTAAACATTCTTCTCTCAGGGGCTCTTGATGTACGATAAATCAACATTGCGTCTTCAGAAAGTAAAAGTTGTTTCCAAATACGTCTTGCTTTTTCTAACATGGAAGTTCCATATGGAAGTTTTCTGTCATCCCCCAATAATCTGAAGTGGGCGATTTCCCAAGATTGAAATTCCATATTTTTATTTTTCCAAGTGAAGTGTAATGCTTTATGGTCTTTATCAACCTCATTTTTTACATCGACAGAAATTTTACCACTTGCTCCAACCTCATGTCTTTCAATTTCTATAGTTGGTAATTGTTGGCATCCTACAATACCCTTTTCAGGGTCTAACTTCAAATAGACAAAATTGTCACCATACTTACATGTGTTACGTGTCCACATTGGTAAGTTTGTATTAATATCCAAAGCGTTATTGAATAAATCCGCTAACACTCCCTTTATTCTTTTAGATTCTGAATAAATTTGTAATATGAATCCATCTTCGTTTGTTGTAGTTGACTCTTCGGCATAAATGTCTAGTGCTGCGGAAATCTCAGGAGTATATTCCATTGATTCATAGTCGTATTGGGCAGATAGTCTTGTCGGTTCATAATAAATTGCTTGAGAATATAGATTATTCTCAACCTTTGACCACTGATTGGTAAGATAATATGTTTGTTGTGCTTGAAGTTTTTCCTTCTCATATTCCTCTCTACTTTTTGTGCGTAGGAGTTCCTTTTTATCGAACTTGAATGTTGGATAATCTTGATTTAATAATGAGTTAGGTCCAAATGTTTGTGACAGTCTTTGCCAAACCGTCATATTTTGTTCTGCCATAATCTAAATTTACTCTTTACCTCAGTAATATAAATAGTTATCTAGCACCAAATAACCAACCATATTTTTGGTAATCTGCTTTAGAGGCGCCATTATTATTAAGGTTTGAATCTCTACCCATCTGAGGCACCAATGGATTAAAAAAATCTGAAGTATTTTTGTTTTCATTCATCACAGTAGCCCACGAATTCAACATGGCTTTTGTATGATTAACAACTTTAGTTAATGACTGAAATGATTTTTCTGCGACATAAATTGCCATCGAAAGGCCCATAATACAGTCATCATGTTGACCTTTTTGGTGGTCAGGTCTTCCATTGATATAAACGAAGGTGTTCATCTCATTATATGTTCTATGAGAATATATTTTGAATCCATGTCGGACCCCTTCTTCAAATGCCGCTATAATTTGAACTCTTTTTGTATTGAAATTTATACCAGGGATACGGTCATTAATTTTCGGGTCCCATTTCCATTTATTTGACGTATCGACACCATCAACATATAATCCTCCCTGATATTGTAATTCCTGCATTTTTCTGGCAGTTGAAACTCCCATACCACCTGTAATATCTATTACACAAAACGCGTTGTACATTGAACCCCACTTATAGGCAATTTCTGCTAATACATCTGGTGGAACTTTACCAACATATTCTAATACTTGTTCACGTTCATCAAAATCAATGATTTGGATTGATGAAAAATCCTCAGAGTCACCACGAGAAACGTCAACACCCATAACATACTTATGTCCATTTACAGGTTCCTTAAAAATCCATAAAGCATTACCCATAAGTTTTGCTTGTGGAGGTCTCAATTGGTTTTTGGAAATGGTCTGCATTAAGTCAGAATCGAACACATTGTCACCTGACCCCAAGAAGTTACATTCAAGTTCTTGTGCAACTTTACGTCTATCGTACTTGAGTTTCTTTACCATTCCTTCAAACCATGCGGAACAAGGCTTATATCCTTGAGAAATATAATCCGTTACAATAGTATGGTCTCTCTCGTAAGGGTTATCATTGGCTAAGTTAATTACGGTATCTATTGGATAATCCTCTCGATTCAAAAGATAATGAACCAAATCATTCGTTTTTACCATGTATAAATCTTTGGTATAACGAGGGTCACGATACCAAAACATTTCAGAGATTTTGAAATCATTCATTCCTCTTAATGCTTGGTCATATATTTCATAATATATTGGATCGTAACCATTTGGAGTGGAAACTACAATAACTTTACCACCCGTGGATAGTGAGGCCATACAAGCAGACCAAAAGTCTCCATCAGCCTCAATAAAGGCCGCTTCGTCAAAAATAAGAATCGTTGGTGTATAACCTCTAAGAGCATCTTTGGATGTCGCCACCGCTTTCACTTCACATCCATTATTAAGTTTGAAATGCCTTTGTGAATTTTTTTCCACAGAAAATCCAATATTAACCCAATCAGGCCATTGTTCAATAAATGCCCTTATTTTGTTAGCCATTTCCACAGAGGTATCCAACTTGTTGGCGATGATTAGAACTTTTTCAGGTTTTTCCTTTCTTGCAAACGCAAGTTTTTTTGACGCCCAAGCTGCGGTTACAGTTGAAACTCCCGCTTGTCTGTATTTTAATGCAATGTTTTCGTTGTGGCTTTCGTAATCTTCAAGTAGTGAAACTTGGTCAGGAAAAAGTTCTAATGGGACATACTTTGATACTGTATTATCATATGTCTGTAAATAAGAACGAAGTGCATAAGGAGTACTCCTCATACACTTCGTATATTCTATAATTAATTGTTCTTTATTCACAAAATTAAATCATATTCGGATTTTTTATGGTCTTGGAATTCCTAAATCTCTATAAAGGTCATCAAGTCCAAAATCATCATCGTCATCTCCACTTTCAGGAGCTTCTTCACCCTTGAAATCATCATACTCACTCTTTGATTGTTGAGCTTGTTTCATAATTTCTTTGAATTTCGCAGTTGCCCTTTTCACTTTAGACTCGTCTTCAGATATGGTATTACCAATAATCTCTAAGAACTCTTTAGCCGGTGTCTTATAAAGGATTGAATGAAACCATGGAGTAAGACCTTTGTTTTCCTCATCAAACATTTCATCAGGTAAAGCAAATCTGATTTTTTCGATAATTTCAGGACCGATTCGTAATTGCATTGGTTCATTTGACAATACATCAGTTACGTCTCTTACTTTTTGAGACAAATCAGGGTCTTCAGGTAATCCATGTCTACCAATAGATTCTTCAATACCTTTGATAATCTCGTGACACAAAATTGGAAATATTAGACCTTCAGCGACAATTTTGGTATCAGGTTTTTCTTCACCACCGTCTTCGTCCTCATCTTCGTCATTGTTTTCCAACTTAACTTTACCTGCAACACCACTTCCGGTTTGAGACATTTGTTCAATCATTTGTTCCATAGAGAAATACATGAAATCATTAATTGCCATTATTCCTAAATAAGCAGGATATAATCGAGGATCTATCTCATCCAATCTTTGTTTGACTTCAGGTTTTTGGAAAATATAATGTCCTTTTTTAGCGGCCCCTTGAACCAAGGCATTAATCATGTTTCTTTTATGAATTTCCAACTCTCTAATTTCTTCATCCGTCAAATCCTCAACATCAAAAGAAGGGATTTCAAGTGGCGGAGCGTCTTGAGATTTTTTTGGTTTTAGTTTGAAATCGGAAATATTGATAGGTGCCCGATTTAACTTTGCTTCGATTGTAAACCAATCATTTGGCACTTGAGCTTCTTCTAAACAAGCGTCGATTGCTAGTTGCTCTAATTCCTCTCTGTGTCTACCTTCAATATTTGTAATCATAGGAACTTTACTCATCATCTCTTGGAAAATCATTCCTTGAACCTGTTGAGAACTAATATCTTCAATTCCTGTTACTTGTTTCAATTTATCGGCAACTTTACCAAATCTCGAACTAACCAATCTTTCAACATCTTTAGCCCCCTTTTTCATTGCCG